CATATGAGGTTGAGACGCTTGAACTATCAGACTCGTCATCATCATCATCTTCATTATCGCGCATAAGCTGATTCATTTCAGCGGCTTCGGTAGGACCTACCTGCGGAGCTTCAAGTTCCTTGATATCGTCAAGAACCATATCTTCACCTAACAGAACACTGACTCGTGCGCCGCGAGTATGCTTGAAATCTCCGGCGTGAACATCGTCCGTTAATTTAATCTCAAATGTTTTTCCGATATTGGAAGAAAACCATGAGCGCTCAGACAACTCGGCGTAGTCGTCGGATATATCTATGGTATGCTTTTCTGATAATGCCGTGAATACACCGTATACTTTCGGAAAGTGAGGACATCCGGACTGGGCTAAGACAGTAGATAGAAGAGCACCGACATATGCAGCATTATCGGGATCCTGGATCTTCCTCCAGATCTCGGCCGAATCCTCTTCGGTCGTAGGCAGACCCAGCGACGTTCCGTAATCTCCCTGCATCCACTTGTAAGGAGATAAAAGCATTGTGGTCTTACGATGAACAGGAAGTACATTCCCCTTTGTCGTGCGAATCGTGTCGGCATCAAGGATAGCGGCAATACCGTCATTGACCTTGAACCCGAACTCCTGTGGCGAATCGCGGACCTCTGTTTTAAAAAGTTTCTGGATTGGCGGGAAGAATGCCTGAAGATGATTGACACCCCAGTTCTGAGCCTTTAAGGATTTAGTATCATACCTTTGAAGACTCAGAGCTACGGCATTTGTTCGTAAATCACTTCCAACAGATGGTTTGCGCTTGACCATATTATTATGGCGTCCCAAACATAAACTAAAAACTACACGCAATAAAGCAAGATGAACTTCCAGATCAAGAAGTTTAATATTGAAATGTTGAAAGATCGGTGCGAAATAGATTCGCGAAAGTCTCCTATGATTGTCGTCATTGGTAAGAAAGATACCGGCAAATCCTTCTTGGTGCGCGATATTCTGTTCAATACCCAGAGCTGTTTTCCAATTGGAACGGTTATTTCGGGTACAGAGGTTGCCAACGAGTTTTTCCAGCATATGGTTCCTTCAAAGCTGATTCACGATAAGTACAACCCATCTATCGTGATGAACGTGATTAAGCGTCAGCTGGGAGTCAAGACGGCCCGAAACGAAGAGAAGAAGCGTAATGGGGGTAATTCAGCGACCGATCCTCGCGCCTTCCTGATTCTGGATGACTGTTTGTACGATGCTTCGTGGATTAAAGAGGAGTCTACGCGCTACATTTTCATGAACGGTCGTCACATTGATGTGATGACGATTATTACTATGCAGTACCCGCTGGGTATTACGCCTAACCTTCGTACGAACGTAGACTTCGTGTTTATTCTGCGAGAGAGTATCGTGAATAATCGCCGTCGTATTTACGACAATTATGCCGGTATGTTTCCCACGTTTGAGATGTTCTGTCAGTTCATGGACCAGTGTACCGAGAACTTTGAGTGCCTGGTGATCTGTAACGGCGTTCAATCAAACAAATTAGAAGATCAGGTGTTTTGGTATAAAGCATCTGATCACCCAAATTTTCATTTGTGTGCGGATTCGTTGTGGGTTGATAACAAACCTTTTTCAAGCGCGATGTTATCACAGGATGAGTACTCGGCTGACGCTATGCGCGGAACGAAGAAGAATAGCCCATGGGTCCACGTTAAGCAGCAGGGCAAGGATAAACATTGAGACCTATTGTCGTCAGGAACTGGGTTTGAGCACCCATAATGTAATGAAGGATTTCACCCACCACGAATGTGGCCAATAAAGTTATCCAAAAACCAGTATCAAATATGTAAGCTAACAGTATTGCGAGCAGAACTGTTCCAACACTGTCAACGACCGCAAATCCTAGAAAACGAGTACTGTGTGCTCCCTGCCGTGGTTTACCAAAAATGAAAGCATAAGGGCATCCACCCATTGTATTGTATTATACGACTCAAAGATCGCGAGGCGCACCGCCCTCAGCTGGGTGGACATTATCCTCAATGGCGCGACCAATATCAGCCGTATCGGCCACATTGGCATCGGCCTTCGCATCCTCCAGATTCTTCTTACGGCGAGCCTCGTTCTCCTTCTTCTGAGTCTCAATGCGCTGAGCCTTCTCCTCCTCAAAGAAAATCTCGCGGTTCACCTCGTTCTCCTTGTACCGGCGCATCATCTCGTCAGAAGGATCCCATGGTAGCCACGCACCAACCTTGCCGATGTACAGGTTGTCATTCGGGTAGCGGCGCTGGAGAACCTTGGCGTACGTCTGGCACTCCTCCAGATTCGCAAATACGCGACGGAGCTTGACGCCACGGACGTTGGTCTTGAACTCCACCTTCTCATTGAACTGCGCCTCAACCTCCTTCTCGTTCTTCAGAAGGAAGACCTGGTACTGCTCGTGAACATCGGTCTTCTTCACCTCGTCCTCGTGAACCTTCTTGAAGTCCTCCATGTCCTTGAACAGGTCATCAATCTTCAGCGAATACTTCTTGGAGATGTAGGCCATGAGGTGCTCTAGACCCTTGACCTTCCAATCGTATGCCATCCACTCTACAAACTTCTCATTGTAGAACTCCATCTTCTGCTTGATCACCTTCTCGGGTGAAATGAAGGAGATAATGCAGTAACGCTGCGTGGGGATTTCGGGGTCCTCCTCAAGGTAATCAATCACGGTTCCATCAGTCTCCTTGGTGGGAAGGGTCTCACGGGGCATTTGTTTACTGTATTCACGACGTGTTAAAGTCATTAGATTTAACGAGTTCAGACTTTCGTGTTTGGTTTGCACTGCCCTATTCCTTTGGTCTGCTGCATCATGATAGGCGCTGGAAGTCCAGGGCCAGGGCAATTAGTATGATCGTATCCCAAAATATGTCCCATTTCGTGGGAGACCATATACTGACGGTAATTGTCTAATGACAGTTTGCTCCGAGACGCGCCGTGGTACCATCGTTCAGCGTTCAGCCACATGTTTTTACCTCCTAGTTCAGCACAGGACAGTTTTCCTTCAAGCCCACAATTCTTATCAATAGTGGGTTGAGACGATAAGTGAATCGTTACGTCCTGGTTAATAGAGACGGGTTCAAAAAAGTAACCCTTCGTAGACCATCCGTTGGGATCATTGAGATAAGTCGTCACATAAAACTCAATTTGGCCCGGAGGAATACTGTACTTTTTCTGAACGTCAGGATCAACTACGACTTTTACTTTAATCCTCATTGTCCTTCGTTCCCAATAATTTCTCTGTTCTTTTCTATAAAAATGCCCGAACAGAAGTCTGTAGCCGCCCCTGCTGGAGTTGACTTTGCCGACCTAACTACCCGCGCCGTGAAGTACGCGTTTGAGGGTCTAGCTGTAGCCATTGCGGCGTACCTCCTCCCCGGCAAGGGCCTCAAGCTCTCCGAGATCGGCATGATTGCCCTCGTTGCGCTGGCCACGTTCGCCATCCTGGACATCTACGCCCCCAGCGTCGGCTCGTCCGCGCGCACGGGAGCTGGCTTCGGTATTGGCGCCCACCTCGTCGGCTTCCCTTAAATATTTGAACTAAGTACTAAACCGTAAACAAAACTGAAACCGGCAATTAAAAAGTTGCCATTTTCAGGCTATACTTTTTATTTATGGTGTCTAGGCAAACATCATGTTGGTAAAGATTTCCATGATCGCATCTCGCTGATCGTTCGTGAACCCTCGCTGAACAAGGACGCACGAGTTCTCATGCTCTAGATGAACTTCAAACTGCAGGAAATCCTGGTTATCATTTTTGAACTCCACAATCGTCCAGCCTTCAATGGTCTCACCAACATCTCCCTTTACCGGGAAGTGATCGGCAGTAACCTTCTCCTGAACGTCAGAAACCACATTGTGGATATTCCTCATTTTCGTATTAGGTTTCTTAACTATTTAGCAAATATATCCGTTTTCAATGAAGTGTATTAAGACTATAATGCATCACAAGGCTAAGATTCCTAAAGCCTTGCGAGAACAAGTATGGTTGTCCAAATTTGGGAAAGTGTATGAAGCAAAATGTTTTACTCCATGGTGTGAGAACCGTATAACGGTGTTTGATTTTCAGTGTGGTCACGATATTCCAGAATCTAAAGGTGGGCCTACAATCTTATCTAACTTGTACCCTATTTGTGCTAGATGTAATATGTCTATGAGCAATGTTTATACATTTGAACAGTGGGCCCAAAAGGGTATAAAACGGAAATCTTGGCTTCTTTGTTTCTGCGGTGGTATAACATGCCACCAGCCGTCCGCCATAATGGCAAATGGTACTCAGTCATCCCAAAACAATACGAACCAGAACGTCAAACCTATCAAGTAGCATGGTCTCAGATCTTGACGGGTATTAAGTCAGAAGAAGCTTATCGTATCTACTTTGAAGTACTGAGGAAGGAGTCTAAACTTTTATGCCCATCATTTAGACAAGATGAGTAGTGCTCTTATTGCCGCTATTGTGGCAACACTCGTAGTTATAATCGTTATTGTAGGGTTCCATTCGTACACCGGAATCTGGCCCGGTGCTAAAATTATTCAGCAGCGCCCGTCTCCAGATAACACAATTGAGCCTGGAAAGGCTAAGTTCATGTTTTTCTTTGCTTCGTGGTGCCCTTACTGCAAAGATGCGGAACCAGTTGTCAAGTCATTAAAGCAGCTGATTGAGAACAAGAATTATACGTATGGGGGACACACGATTGCGTTTGAAGATATTAACGCATACGCTGATAAGGGTAAGGCTGCACTTTATAAAATAAAGGCATACCCTACTTTCAAAGTTGAAACGAAGGATGCGCTGTATGAAATGACGGGCAAACCTTCAGTCTCAAACTTCCGAGCGTTCCTTGTTTCCGCTCTTGGCGCTGAGAAATCCGGATAAAGCGGCTGCTGATTTGGCCATAATATCTGGAACATTGAACTTGGAAATATCGGAAGTGCTTGTTAAATTGGGATATGAGAGTGTTAGTGTACAAGATTTCGTAACCTGCTTGAAAAAGTTGTAGGTTACGAGAGAATACATTTCGTGAACATAAGTGATTGGAGATACAGTTTCAAGAATTGAAGGTATAAACGTATTCAGTTCCGAGTTCTTTTTCTTCAAGGATAAACACAATGCCTTGGACGTATCTGGAATAAACTTATCTACCGACGGCACAAATAGATCACCATCTACATAAACTTGATTGTACAGAACTTGTGGACGGAATACACCAGGGATACAAC